CGTGGCGGCGGTGATCAGGGTGTAGGCCATCGGGTTTCCTAGTTCGTTGGGCGGAGGCCGCCGGTGGCGGATGGGCGGCAAGTGTTCATGGTGGCTTCACGGGAAACTGAAGCCGCTGTCATTCGCTGGCTGGCGGCGTCTTCGTGCCGCTCAATTACGCTAACCGGCGGGCGCGTGCTATCTGCCGGCAGCGCGCGGCGGGTGGCAATTTCCTCCGGCCGCATGCCGCCAAGCGACGCCGCCCGCTGGCCAGTGGCCGGGCGCAGCGTCGGGCCGGCGCCGGCCGGAGGGCTTGCGTAGCCCGGAAGCAGCAAGCCCCAGGCAGCGCCCCATGCGGCGCCCCAGCTCGCGCCCCAGGCGCTGGCCATTTACACCGGACCCCAGGGGTCGAGTTCAGTGCCGGCGCCGTCGATGGCGGCATTCAGCACCTTGCGTACATCCGACCAGATCGGCGTAATCTGCGCGGCGGAGAGGATGGCGGCGGCGATGTCGGCGGCACTCGTCCCCGTGCTTCCGCTGGTGGCGATGCCCTGCGCCTGGACCGGCACGGTGTAGTTGACGTTTACCTGATAGGTGCCGAGCGTGGACACCACCGGCACGCCGCCACCATCGACGAACAGATTGCCGGTGATGGTCAGGTTATGGCTGGACTCCATCGGCCGCACGCGCCATTCGTTGAGCAGGAAGAAATACGGCGGAATGAACAGGCCGCCGCCCAATGGAATGCCGCCGACCAGCGAGAAGGCGAGCGGCCATTTCGTGTTTGCCGGGTGCCAGTCGACCCACGCGGTCCAGATTTCCGCAGCGGTGACGCTGGCCGAATCGAGGATGATGCGCTTGGTCGCGCCGTCAGCTTCGACGCGGGCAGGCCGATGTTGCGCACCTTCAAATTCTGTGTGAAGGAGGTGTAGACGATGCAGGTGTCAGGATGCTGGTTCGCGGTCGCTGTGTACCAACTGAAGCCGTCAATCACGATGCCGTTGGAGTTGGTCAGGATCAACGCCCCGACCGGCGCATTGGTCACGCTGGAAATGCCTGCGTAGTTGTCACAATATTGGGTATCGTTGATTACAACGTTTGTGCATGTGAATACATACATGCCGCTTCCTGCAACCACGCAATCACCAAATGATATATCGTCGCAGTATCCAAAGTACGCCGGATAGGCGGAGGCGTTGGTGCGCAGTGTGCGGCCCTGAAAGTGGCAGCCGGTGAAGTTTAAGCCGTTGCAGTAGGTAACGCTGGTTCCGTAGTCATTCGCTGCGATAGTTCCGGTGCGACCCCACTTGCAGTTTGTTACCGTGCCGCCCGCGTAGTTGTTCGCCAGCACCATCGTCGCCGCGTCCTGCGCGATGATGTAGTTGCCGACATGAACCTCGTTCAACGTCAGTGCGGTCGACGTTTCCGAAATGTTGTAAATGTCGAACAGGGCGAGGTATTGCAGCGATACCGCATACGCCTGGCTTGAGACGATATTCCAATGGCCGATTGCCTTGTCGATGTAAATCGACCCTGCGTTGGTCATGGCGAAGTCCGGGCGGCTGGTTGTCGTCGCGTGCGGTACTGAATCCGAGGCGCGTGAGGCGGTAGCAGCAGATTTCAGGAATACGTTCGGTACGCGGAATTTCGCTCCAGAGGTAGGGATTTTTCCCCATGCGGTCGTGCCGTTGCCGCCGAAGCGGATGATGCCGCCGCCCAGGCATTCGCAAAACTTGTTCTTGGTTTCCGCCAGCATGTTCGCCGCCGACCAGAAGGTGCCAGTGCCGGTGATGCAAGCCGGCCAGAATTCCCACGTTCCGTTCGCCGCTTCATCGACCCAGACGCCGGACAGGAAGAAGTTCGCGCCGCCGTAGTTGGGGAATTGCACTTGCTGGTGCGCGGACCCGCTGCCGACCGTAGCAGACTCGAACCAGTCGCCTGTAATTGTGTAGGTTTGCGCGCGCCCAATAGTGTGCGTCGCCGCGTCGTCCATGACGACCTCGATCCAGCCGCGCTGGCCGATTCCGTTAGCCAGGCATAGGTCGGTCGACCCTTGTATTTCCAGCGTTTCGTTATCCTGGAAAGTTCCGGTAACGCTTTTCAGCTTGAAGTAGCCAGTTGCCGGCATCGCGGAGCCAGCGGCGGTCGGAGTCGCGTTGATCGCCGACGTGCAATTCATCAGTTCGCCGTATGCGCCAGACGTGACGCCGGCAATGATGGTGCCAAGAGCAGGCACGTTCGGCGTACCAATGCGGCCATCATAGGCAATCAGCCAGACCTTTGTTCCGTCGACCAGCACCTGGCCACCAGAAGCGGCGGTCATCGTAAACGACGACATAGACCCCGCCCGTGAAGCGGCTGCGTTCTTGCCGTCGCGGGTGTCGCTGTCGATGGTGAACACAGCGCCAGAATTAATCGTGAACGCCTCGCCCGCCGTGCGCGCGGCGCTGTCGAAGGTCTGCGAGGTGGATATGGTGGCCATGTCAGCCCTTGACCACGATTTCTACATGGCCGGCGTCTGATTCGACCAGCACCATATCGAGCGGCGCCTTGGTTTCCGTCAGGCGCACGGTCATCGGCGTTTCGCCTGGATAGGCGAGCGACAGGGCGGCGAGTTCGGCGCGGAGCTGGTCAAGGGACATTGGCGGCGTTTACTTGGCCTTGCGGCGGGTGCTTTTGGCGGGCTTTTCGACGTCGACCGCGATAGGCATGACGTATTCGGCGACGCGGGCTTCTTCGACCAGGTGACGGGCGAATGTATCCGAGAGGCGGGCAATGTCGCCGCGCGCGAAACATCCGATAACGCTGTTGGCGCCGCTGGCTGTAAATTTGATCTGGATCATGCGGGTGGTCGTGAAATGCCCCGGCCGGAGCCGGGGCGGTTTCACTAAGCCATCAGGCCGGAGTCAGGTCGCCACCGCGAATCGCGGCAGGGATCTCGGTGGCCAGCGCCAGGCGACGTTCGGCGCGTATCGTCACCAGGTTTTTGGTGAAGTTGTCAGAGTCAGAATCCGACAGCTCTACAACCACGCCCTCGCGGTTGTAGATGGTGCCGGCCTGGCCAAATGCGCCGACGGCGAAGGTTTCAGACGCGACACCGACGGACTCGACGACCGGCAGGCCGAAGAGGCGCGGCATGCCGTTATCGTCGTACTTGAACGGCGTGATGCCTGCGGCAACCTGCATAATGTCGACTTCGATGGTGGCCCAATCGACCGGGTTGAGCAGGATCGCATCCGGGGCATAGCCGGCGTTCTTGAGGTCGCCGATTACCTTACGTATCAGGGCGAGCTTCTTGAGCACCGTGCCGAGCGCCGCGTCGGCGATGCCGTGCGCGGTGTAGTTACCGGAGTCGAAGATGCCGGAAATGTTCGGCGCGGTGCCGTCACCCACAGCAAGCTGGGTTTCGACGCGGCGGTTCACACCGTAGCGCATGCGGGTGTCGACGTAGGCAGCCAGTGCGGCATTGTCGGCAGCGAGCTGGCGGCTGATCTTGATCCAGTGAGCGACCGTTGAGATCGGCATGTTGACCAGCGACCAGGTGAGCGCAGATTCTGCCTTGGCGACGCCTTCTGCTGCTTCTGCGGCCGAATTGGTGAAGCTGGCTTCCTTTGTGAACTCGATGGCATTGGAGCTGGTCGGCAGCGCCGGGAATAGAGACTCCAGAGTCATCATCTGGAAGGCTCCGGGGACGATGCCGGGCTTGCGGTCCGGTGCGACGTTGGCGTCGGCGCCGGTCAGGGTGTTCTTGACTTCGACGCGGGCCTTCTGGGTGTTGCCACCGGCAAAGGCTGCATAGACGGCGGACTTGCATAATTGCTCGCCCCAGGAAGATGCCTTGGCTTCTTCGGCGCCGGGCGCGGTGCCCTTCTGCTCGATCTGTAGGAGGCGGTCGGCCAGCTCGCGCTGGGTGGTGGCGAGGCCTTCGATGGCGGCCTTGGTGTCGGCGGACTGCGTGCCAGTGGCCTTGATTTCGGCTTCGGTCTTCTCGGCGAACTTGACGAGCTGGGCCTCGATGGCTTCGCAGGCCTTCATTACGGCTTGAATATCGGACATTCGATGCTCCTTAAAAGCAAAAACCCGCAGAAGCGGGTTGTAGTTTGGTGGTGCGAACGGGTTACAGCGGGATGCGCGCTCTGATCCGGTGCAGAGTTGCCTGCAGGTCGGTCAATTTCGTTTCGGCGCCTTCATCAGCCGGTTCCCCCGGAGCGAAGACTTTCCTGGCGCGGCTGGTCAGCGCTTCGGCCAGCCCTTTGGTGAGGCCGCCTGTATCCCGCAGGAAGCGCTCGAAATTTCGGATGGAGTCGATACCGTCGATTGCGGCGTCGATGTCCATGCTCTTGACGGATGACAGGTCGATGCGGGCGGCGCCGTCAGCAGGGAAGATGACGGGCGATACTTCGACCAGGTTGTTCCACTTGCGAATGACGCGGAAGCCATCTTCTGTTTCGTCCCAATCTCCGGCTTTCAGATAGCCGCCAATCGATAGACCGTCAAGCGTGCCATGACGCAGCGATGCGAGTACGTCTGAAGCCTTTGAGTGGTTTGGCGTGAGCTCACCTTCGACCCATAGGCCGTGGTCGTCTTCCTTGACCTTCAGCCACTTTCCAACGGGCACGTCCCATTCGTGGTTGTAAAACATCTTTGGGCGGCCGTTGCGCGTGATGGTGCCGTCGAAGGCACCGCGCAGGATGGTGTCGCCGTAGGAATCGACGCCGCCGAATACGCTGGCGTAGCCCGAGAAGGTGCCCGTTTCTCCGTCGAGTTTTATGTCGCAGTTACTGAGCGATAGTGTTTTGCGTACCAGCATTCTGGACTCCTTGAACTTGACCGAGCATGTGCAGCGGCGCGAGGTTGGTCTGGGCGGTGAGTTCGTCGCCGCCATTCATTGGCGGCAGATTTTCGAGTTGCCGGCACTCGTTGCGGGTGACGATGCCGTTCTGGGCACCCTTGGCGTAGATTTCCATGCGGTCCTTGAGGCTGGCACGCAGCAGGGCGTCGAAGCTGAATTCGACGGTGTAGCGGGCGCGCTGGGCCGGAGTCAGAACACGCTTGGTGACGGCCTGCTCGATACGGACCATTACGGGGCGCACGGTGAACTTGTAGAAGCCGTCGATAAGTTGCTCGATGCCGCTGCCCCAGGCGGTGACATTGCTATGGCCGACAAGCACGGGCGGGACGCCGAACCAGCGGCAGAGTTCTTCGACGCTGAAGCGGCGTGTTTCCAAAAGCTGCTGGTCTTCCGGCGTCAGGTTGACTTGCTGGTATTTCATTTCTGCTTCGAGGACGACGAGGCGCGAAGTGCTGCCTTCTGCCATCTGGCCGAAGTTCTTGCGGATGGCCTCGCGCTGTTCTGGTTTGAGCACGCGGTCGATCATCAGGATGCCGGACGGCTTGCCGCCGTTGGCGAACAGGGTCGAGGCGGCGGTTTGCGAATTGGCTGCCTCGCTGGTGGTGGCGCGCATGTGGTCGAGTCGGTCAAGGCCGATGGTGCCGTTGCCGATGTCCTTGATATGCAGCACGTTGTCGGCAGACAAAACGGCGACGTTGCCGCCCAGGGCGTAGCGATAGACGACACTGCCGTCGGGCAGGACGTGAACTTCGATCTGGTCGGCAGACATCGGCCACAGGGCGACGGCCTCGCCATTGGTGCCGCGCTCGATGCGGGCGTAGGCATTGCCACGCAGCAGCAGGTTGAGCAGCATGGCGACCCAGAATTCTACCGGCGTCATGCGCGAATTCGGGCTGTCGTGCAGCAGGCCGTAGAGCAATGTCGAGCGGGCCAGCTCGCGCTTGCCGGCGGCGTTGGTGTAGACGAAGAGCGGCAGGCTGGCGATGACGTTGGCCAGCAACCAGACGCAGGCCCAGACGGTCGATAATTGCATGGCGCCATCGGGCGAGACTGGCGTGGACCCTTCGATCAGCGCGCCGGTAGTGCCGCCGCTCTGCTTGCCGGTATTCTCGCCAAGCGCCCCGCCCCAGCCGAACCAGCCGAGGAAGGAGGTGAGGTATCGATTCATGCGTTAGCCGATCAGGGGTTCATAGATGAAGTCGTTGATGCTGGCTTCGGGTTGCTGTTTCGAGACGAGGCCGGCGCCCATGACGGCGGCGACCATTAGGTCGATGCGGCCGCTGGCTTTTTCCTTGCTCAGTTTTCTGTTCTCGGCGGCATCGCTGACGATGACGGCGTTGGCGGCGCACCAGGTGAGGACCGGGTGCTGCGGGTGGGCGACAGTGCCGTTGAGCAGGTGCGTCTCGAAAGATTCGATGGCAGGGCTCATGCTTTGGTAGCCCTGGCCGAAGGGTTCCATCGGCGGCAGGGTGACGCCGTTGTCTTCGGCCAGCGCTTTGAAGTCTTCAATGCGCCAGCGGTCGAAGGCTACAGCCTGAATTTCGAATTGCTCGGCGAGCTGCTGCAGCTTGAGGGCGACCTGCAGCTTGCTTACAGCGCGGCCCGGCGTGGTGGCCAGGTAGCCGGCGGAGCGCCAGGCAAGGTAAGGCACGCGGTCGATCTCTTCCTTGCGCTGCAGCCCTTCTTCTGGCAGCCAGCAGAAGGGCACCAAGCGCCATGGTTCGCCTTCGTGTTGCGGTTCTATCCACAGCACCAGGCCGGTTAGGTCGGTGGTGCTTGAGAGGTCCAGCCCGGCCCAGGCACGGCGGCCAGCGTATTGCTGCCATTCGTATTCGGCACCGCTGGATAGCCAGATGTCGGC